TAATAAACTTTTAAAATGGGAGATGGCAAGAAACATGCTTAGACCTAAAAGTGATTACACTAAAGTTAAAATGAACTATAGTATAGTAGCTCCACGTATATACGAAGGTAAAATAGAATCTTTAGTTGGTAGAATAACTGGTTTTGCTGATATGATACAGCTTACGCATTTAAAGCTACAGCAAGTAATGTCGCGCATGGTACCAGATGGTGTTTATTTAGATGCTGATGGTTTAGCTGAAATAGATTTAGGTAACGGTACAAACTATAATCCGCAAGAAGCTTTAAATATGTTTTTCCAAACAGGTAGTGTTATCGGTAGATCGTTCACGCAAGATGGTGATTTAAACCCTGGCAAAGTACCAATACAAGAAATAACTAGTGGTAGTGGTGGTAATAAAATGCAAGCTCTTATAGCTAATTATAATTATTATTTACAAATGATTAGAGATACTACCGGGCTTAACGAAGCTAGAGATGGTAGTATGCCAGATAAAAACGCTTTAGTTGGTGTGCAAAAATTAGCTGCTGCTAATAGTAACACAGCAACAAGACATATACTGCAAGCTGGTTTATTTTTAACGGCTGAAACAGCAGAGTGTTTGTCCCTTAGAATTTCTGATATATTAGAATATTCACCAACAGCAGACGCTTTTGTTCAAGCTATAGGTGTTCATAACGTTGCTACGTTAGAAGAAATATCTAGTTTATACTTATACGATTTTGGTATATTTATACAATTACAACCAGATGAAGAAGAAAAAATGTTACTAGAAAATAATATACAACAAGCTTTATCAAAACAAAGTATAGAGTTAGAAGATGCTATCGATGTTAGAGAAATAAACAATGTAAAACTAGCAAACAAAATATTAAAACTACGTAGAAAGAAAAAACAAGAGCGAGACAGGCAGATGCAGTTAGAAAACATACAGGCACAAACACAGTCTAATACGCAGGCTGCTCAAGCTAAAGCTCAACTTGATGTTCAAAAAAGTAAAATAATTTCTGAAAACGAAGTTATGCTAGAGCAAGCAAAAGCTCAAATAGAAGCTCAAAAAATGGAACAAGAAGTAGCTTATAAAAAAGAGTTAATGGCTTTAGAGTTTCAATATAACATGCAGTTAAAAGATGTAGAAGCTAAATCAAAAAAATCTGTAGAGAAAGAAAAAGAAGATCGTAAAGATGAAAGAACAAGGATTCAAGCAACGCAACAAAGCGAAATGATTGATCAAAGAAAAGCTGATAAACCACCTAAAAACTTTGAGTCAGCAGGTAATGATATACTAGGAAGTGGTTTTGATTTAGGCGTGTTTGATCCTAGATAAAATTATTAATTATTATTATATTATATTATGGAAGAAAAAAATGAAAACGTAGTTGAAGAAACTACACAAGAAAACGTTACTAAAGTTAAAGTTAAAAAATCAAAACAAGATGATAACGTTATAAAAGTAAATTTAGATAAACCAATTAAACCAGAAGAAAATGAAACTAAAGAAGATAACGCTGACGACAGCGGAGTGGTTACAGAGCCTGAAAATGCCGAGTCCACACAAGAACAAAAAGAAATACAACCGGAAGCTGAAGCACAAGAAGAAACAACAGTATTAGAAGAAGTGACTGAAGATTCAACTGAAGAAGAAGTAGCGGAAGTAGAAGAAAAAGTTGAAGAAGCTATTGCAGAAGCAGAAGCTACTGGTAAACCAATACCAGAAAATATTCAAAAGTTAGTTGACTTTATGGAAGAAACTGGTGGTGATATAAATGATTACGTAAAACTTAATCAAGATTATAGTAAGTTAAATGATAGCGATGTTGTGTTTGAATATTATAAACAAACAAAACCACATTTAACTAACGATGAAATAAATTTCTTAATGGAAGATACTTTTAAAGTAGACGAAGAAGAAGATTCTGATAGAGAAATAAAAAGAAAAAAACTAGCGTTTAAAGAGCAAGTTGCCAGCGCTAGAAGCCACTTGGACGGGCAAAAGTCCAGATACTATGAAGAAATCAAAGCTGGTTCAAAGCTTACGCCTGAACAACAAAAAGCTTGGGATTTTTTTAATAGATATAACAAAGAGTCGGAAGAAAATAAAAAAATAGCAAAAACACAATCTGAAGTTTTTAAATTAAAGACTAATAAAGTTTTTAACGATAAGTTCAAAGGTTTTGAATATAACGTCGGTGATAAAAAATTTAGATTTAATGTAAACAATGCTGAAGAAGTTAAGACAGCACAAAGCGATATAAGCAATTTTACTAAAAAGTTTTTAGATAAAAACGCTACATTATCAGACGCTAAAGGTTATCATAAATCACTTTTTACAGCTATGAATGCTGATGCTATTGCAAAACACTTTTACGAACAAGGTAAAGCTGATGCTATGAAAGCAAGCGTTGCTAAAGCTAAAAATATTGATATGAATCCAAGACAAGCTCACGGAGAGATTAATGTTGGAGGTATGAAAGTAAAAGTATTAGGTAATAATTCTTCTGATTTTAAGTTTAAAATTAAAAACAATAAATAACAATTTAAAATTACAAAATTATGGCAATTTCAAATCCTGGTGGTTTGTTGAATAGCGTGCCTGCTCAAAGACAGCAAGCGCTAGCTTCAAACTACTTAGACCTTGCTGGTACAGCCAATGAAGGTTGGGCACAGCAATACCTGCCAGACTTGATGGAAAAAGAAGCTGAGGTTTTTGGACCTCGTACAATTTCTGGTTTCCTTGCTCAAGTTGGTGCAGAAGAGGCTATGACTGCTGATCAAGTAGTATGGTCTGAACAAGGTAGATTACACCTTTCTTACAAAGGTAAAATGACTGATTCAACATCATTTTTAGTTCAAGCTGATATTGACGGTGCTGATTCTGATAACTCAGGTATTTCTAATGGACATACTGGAGAAGTTAGACACGGTATTAGAGTTAACGATACTGTTATTTTAGCTGATGCTAATGGTGTTACTAAATGTCTTGTTACAGCTGTATCTACAGACGATATTACTGTAGCTACTTATGACAACTCTACTATTACCGCTTTGAACACTAACCAAACTACTACTATATTAGTTTATGGTTCTGAATTTGGTAAAGGTACTAATTATCACGATGCTTCTGCAGCTGATACTAATCAAAGAGGTGCTAACGAACCTACTTTCAAATCTTTTTCTAATAAACCTATTATTATGAAAGATTACTACGAAGTATCAGGTTCTGATGCGTCAAGAATTGGTTGGGTAGAAATTTCTTCTGAAACTGGACAATCAGGTTACTTATGGTATTTAAAAGCTGAAGCTGACACAAGAGCTCGTTTTGCTGACTACATTGAAATGTCAATGTTAGAAAGTGTTAACGGTGATACTGCTGGTTCTGCTGATACTTTAATTAATGGTGCTGGTAATACGTTTGGTACTGAAGGTTTATTCGCTGCTATTGAGTCAAGAGGTAATATTACTACTGGTGTTACTGGTGTTAATGCTGCTACTGATTTAGCTGAGTTTGATGCAATACTTGCTGAGTTTGACAAGCAAGGAGCTATTGAAGAGTATATGATGTTTGTTAACAGATCAACTAGTTTAGCTATTGATGATATGTTAGCTTCAATGAACTCTTACGGAGCTGGTGGTACTTCTTACGGAGTATTTAACAACTCTGAAGATATGGCGTTAAATTTAGGTTTTTCTGGTTTCAGAAGAGGTTCTTATGACTTCTACAAATCTGATTTTAGATACCTAAATGACAAAGCTACTAGAGGAAGTATTAACGATGCTAACGCTGCTAATGCAATTAGAGGTGTCTTAATTCCTGCTGGTACTTCTTCAGTTTATGACCAAACTGTAGGAGCTAGTATGAAAAGACCTTTCTTACACGTAAGATTTAGAGCTTCACAAACTGATGACCGAAGAATGAAAACTTGGGTTACTGGTTCTGTTGGTGCTGCTACTACTGCGTTAGACGCAATGCAAGTGCATATGTTAACTGAAAGATGTTTAATTACTCAAGGTGCTAATAACTTTATGTTATTAAAATAATCACTTTTAAAAGACCGGGGCTTCGGCCTCGGCTTTTTATTTTATTAATTTTATTATATATTATATTATGGCAAAAAAAACAAAAAACACAGAGGTAGAGGTGCCTGTTGTTGAAACACCAGTTGTTGAAACACCAAAACCTAAAAAAGTTGAAACTAAAAAACCTGAATGGGAAATAAAAGACAGAATTTATTATTTAGTAGGTAACAAAAAACCTATATCTTATAGTATGAAAAGTTCTGGAATATATTTTTTCGATGAAAAAAAAGGTTATGAAAGGGAGTTAAAATATTGTGAAAATCAAAAAACAGTATTTGTAGATGAAATGAAAGGTGATCAAAGATTAGCTCACATAATATTTAGAGATGGTAGTTTATTTGTTCCAAAAGAAAAAACAGTTTTACAAAAACTTTTATCTTTATATCATCCACATAAAAATAAATTGTTTTACGAGTATAATCCGATACAAGAAGCTGCAGATGATATAGAGATATTAGAACTTGAAGCAGATGCAATAGTCATAGCTAGAGAAATAGATATTGATTTAGCAGAAGCTATTATGCGTGTAGAAAAAGGTTCTGAAGTATCTAAGATGAGTTCTAAGGAGCTTAAAAGAGATTTACTAGTATTTGCTCGTAATAATCCTGCTTTGTTCTTAGAATTAGCTGCTGATGATAACGTTCAACTTAGAAATTTTGGTATAAAAGCTGTTGAGCTTGGTATTATTAAATTATCTCAAGATCAAAGAAAGTTTTTATGGGGATCTAACGATAGACCTGTAATGACAGTACCATTTGACGAGCATCCATACACTGCTCTGGCGCATTGGTTTAAAACTGATGAAGGT